CGCGCTTGAAAGCGGGTTGCCATTTTTAATACTGGACGCAATCCCGCCGTTATTCGAGCACTTATATTTATCGGAGAACACGCCGCGCTGGATGACGCCACCATCGTAAAATGCGCGATGCAGCGCATAGCCCGCACTATTGGCAAGCGCAACGGAAGCGTAATCTGCCTCAGCCTTAATACTGACGATATTGACGCCGAGTCCGTTGGTGCCGGTGCCGTATTTATAATAAAAAGCAGGGAGCCAGACCATCACCGAGCCATCGGTGTAGGTGTAGTTGCCGTAGTTGTCAGAGGCGGGATCGGTGGTGCCCGCCATCGGTGAGAATCCCGCTGGCACTGCCGGGCAAACCCCTACGCCGAATCCCTGCATACCTGCTGTGCCGATGTGGTTGACTGCGGACGGCAACCAGCCTGGATCAATCTTTCCGGCGGCGTTTGCAAGCGGGATTTTGCCCGGCGCGGGTAACAGGCTGACTGTCTCGGCGCTTACGAACCCGACACTCCATCCGCCAGGTTTATAGGCGCACAGCGCCGCCTCAGCTTCGATGTAGCACAGCCAGCCTGTTTTGGGAGGGTAGTACGTCCATGCACCCGCATTCCGCACGGCAATTTGTCCGGTCAAGCCAGCCCATACCCCGGTCGCAGCAGCAGGGATGATGTATCGGTCACCGTCTACTGGTGCGACAGGTGGCGCGCCAACCACGCGGCTGATCACAGATAATCCGACAATCGCGCCCAATTTTTTAAGGTTGTCATCCATGCCGGTTTGCCAGCCCGATTCACCCAGCGCCCAGCCATAAGCCAGCCCCATATTTGCCTCAATCGCAGCCATCAAACACCTCCGTAGTAATTGCCATAATTAAGCCCGTATCCCGCACGATCTACCGTGATGCTGTGCTTTTGCAGGCTGATAAACGTGCCGCTTGCATCCGTCCTGGACGTCTCCATCTCAAGGCGCAGGCTGTTACTTAACGCCGCGCCGTCTGCACTGATCTGCGCCAGCGTCCAGGCTTGCGTCGTGCCAACCAATCCGCTATAGGTATGGCGCAAGGCATTGGCCTGGTCATACAGCCTGATGATGGTTGTCTGCCCCGCCTCTTCGGTGATATTGCCAGCGGATTGCAGGATGACGGATGCGGTCTGATTGATGCGATTACGATTCGCCCAGCCGATACTCAGGTCACCCGCCACAGCCAGCGGATAGGCCGCACCATTGAGCCTTATATTACCGGGTGGATAGGGGCGGATGAATCTGCCTTGCAGGGTAGTGGTCAGCGTACCGGCCAGCATGACAGCCAGTTCACCCTTACCCGTTTTGGGTGCGATGCGTATTTGCGCGGATTCGCCGGTAACATAGGCTGGCTTGATGAAATGCGGCACGGCAAACCAGATACGCGCACCACTGCCATGCACGACCGGCACGCTATCCAGCACGCCGCGCTGCACGGTGACGGTATTCAGCGTCAAATTTATTGCCGTTACCAGCAGCCACTCGTTATCCACGATAGCCAGCTCGCCTACCGTAACATAATCAATATCCAACACACTTACTAACGGCAGGGTAATCGCACTGGCGGATAACGGCATCACCATATCAACGATCGCAGTAGGCGCAAACGAACCGCGCTGCCTATCTGCCCAACTGGCCGTGGCGACATCCCATGTAAAGGCATGATAATCAATTGCATCGCCTGATGGCCGTGCGCCCAGCGCCGCGACCATGCCGTCCGTGGCATGTATATCGGCCAATAATGACGGCACTTCGCCGACTACATCCTTGACGATCTGCCAGTACGGCACTTCATACAGCGCCTGTGCCGGGCAGGGCGCGGGCAGACTGATCGGGTCCTGCCAGCCGGTTGCAGGCGGTGTAGCGTAAATCGCATTCGGCAAACCGAATATATCCTGCACCGCCTCGATGCGTATCTGCCCATTGATCAAATCGCCGTAGCTGATACGCGCCACGCGCATCACCAGATCAGTCACGCCATAGGCTGGCCAGGTCAACTTGAATGCGCCGCCTATTTCAAGCGCAGATGCCTGACGATTGCCGACGATGGTGCACTTGGCCAGCGCATTTGACAGCTGCTTGAGATCGCGTATCGCTACCCGGTTGGCCAGTGCCGCATTACTGATCCCGGGATACTGCACCGTACTGGATACCACGCCGCCTTGCACCTGAATCGCGGCGACGTCATGCACGGTAAACGACGCATCCTTATCGGTCGCTCCGTCGCGATACTGCACCGTCACCTGATTGGTGATATCGCCCCAGCTCGGGCGGGTAAACTCTTCCATGCGCGCGATATTGGCGGGCGACAACACCATTAAATTGGCTGCGATATAGTCATCCCGCGCCAGCTTGAAAGTGAATTTACCCGTCCGCGTATCCGCATACAGCATCCCGTCCACATGCTGCATGATAGAGAGTATAAACGCCTCAATCGTCTGCTCCTGGCTCCACAATATGGACAAACCAAAGCCCTCGGCGAACAAGGTATCAGCGGCAGCGGCAAAGGCAACATCATCCATATCCGCTTCGGGATAGCCCATCCCCCAGTCCGCATGGGTCAGACATTCGCGCACAATGTGTGCCGGATTGGCATCTCCGTTGATCTCGGCTTTAGCCGGATACCAGGCGCGCGGGATGCGCTTGACGCGAAAGCGCCACGGCTTGATATACGGATTCAACGCCGACACCAACCCGCGCCATGCTACTGACAGCACCCCGCGAAACGCCGGAATATCTGTGCCCAGTTGACTTTGCAGGTAGGCGTTTGGTGTTTGCGTCGCCGCGCCCATCATCACATCCAGCGAACCATCCAGCCCGCCTTCGCGCTCTTCGCCGCCAAACAGATTACGGTTGACGATGGCGATATTGCCATTGCCGGTTTGATTGCCCGTCCAGGCAGTCCGGTCGCCTACGCGTATCTCCGTCACCGCATCCACCGGGCCGTGGCACAACACCATATGCAGACCCAGGCCGTACCAGTAACCGACAACTGTACTGCCGCCGCCTTTGCCGCCGCTCATAATGGATTCCTTTCAGCCTCATCGGCCACCGCGATCGCCTGCGCATCACCGCTGGCGCGCAGCCAATCAACCGGCACACCTGACGTGATGAACTGCTCCCAACTATATTCGCGCCCGGCGAACCAGCGCCGCATCACCCCCGCGCAATAGCCCAGACGGCGAGCATGTTCAAGTCTTGCAATCACCGCGCTCATCCTTTTTTCCCGCCTGATTTACGGATAGGGACAATACGAATATTTCCCCACCACACCACATTCGGCTGGCTCAGCACGCGCGTGCCAAACAGCACCGGAATAGGCGCATCGCTGCTGGCCATCGGTATATCCTGCTGACCGATCTGGCCGGGTTGCGCGTCCTGATTTTTTGGTCGGGGTGCCAATAAGGCCGAAAGCACCGTTGATACAATCCAGGTAATCAAAAAATTCCACATCGTTAAACCTCACACAAGTGCATCGCCTGCAAATGGATTCTTAACAGGCACAAAAGGAAAACCGCCATAGTTGGCCAGATTAGCGAATCTGGTCTTACAAACAGCGGTCGAATGGTCACACCCGGCATATAACGTCACCGCCTGCCCGGCAGCGAGCGCAGGCATCGGTGAGATCAGCGTCAGATTGATGCCGGCGTGCGCAACAATCATGCGCTGCCCATCCGCCGTCGCCAGCATTCCCGCCACAAAATAACCATCAGGCTTTGATGCGGCAGCGGCGACTTGCACCACCACCGTCACCACGCTGGCAACCGTGCCGTGGCTGGCAAAACTCTCCTTGAGTGCGCCACAACCGGCAGAATAAACAGCATGACGGCACATCAACTGATAGCGCGCGCGCAAGCCGGTGCGCTTCAAGCTGGTAGCCACCGGCTCACACTTCAGATTCAACTCCGAGCCTGCCAGGCGTGCGCCGCCCACACGGCCTTTCCATAGCACGATCGTCTCCAGTGCGGCATCTGTGGCGTGATAGCGGTACAGCGTCACCGACACGATGCCCTCCGGCGGGCTGGCGATGAACAGCGTAGCCAGCGGGTTATCGCGCGGCATGACGATATCCATTGTTGCGCGGTTGATATCGGTCCCCTGCTCAATGCTGCCACGCTTGATTGGCACAGGCGCATACGTCTCCGACTGATAAACCACCGCAGATTGAGCCTCGGTAAACGTCCAGCGCTGCGTACCCAGCGCAAAGCGATACAACTCTACAGGCTGGCCGCCCGCGACACTCGCCTCCTGTAGCAAATAAGTCATTGCGGCACCACCTTGAACGTCAGCTGCAGCCGCGCCAGCGCATCCGTCTCATAAAAAAACTCTACCGCATCCGCATCCAGGCGCACCAGACTCAACCACATCAAACGGCGTATCTCGGTGGGTTGCACCGTCACCCCCAACGCACTCTCCAAACCGAGCGCCTCCGTATCCGCATCCAGCTCCGTGATACCCGTCACCCGGCGATGCAATACCTGCCCGTTTTTTAACTCGATGCGTAGCGCAGGACGCAAGGCATGCGCGCCGACATAGCGCGCCGACAAGGTATTTTTGACCCTCAGCGCCAAATCACCCGCCGAGGCTGGCACGACCAGCTCCAAATCATCCGCAAAACTCGGCATCCATAAAGCTGTCGCCCGACCGGCGCGCGCCGAACACCACTGCTTCCAGCGATGAATAGCCTGCCGGTCACGCAAAATCCAGCTAAACGAGCGGCGTATCACCGGCATGCCGCTGGTATCATCCACCGCCACAGTACCCGTCTGATAATCCAGCAACACCATATGTCGTGCCCAGATTTCCGGCACATCATTACTGCGCTCAGGGCGCTCATCCAACACCGCATAACCTTGCCAGCTCGCCCCGATCTCGGCTTTGATGCGATCCACATTTGCATCCACCTCAAAGCGCGCCATACCCGACACCAGCGCGTCTGTAATATGCGCATACGGCGTATCGCCGGATAGCCGCGCCAGTACAGCAGGCATCACCCGCGCGCTGGCATTAAACGCATTCCCCAACGGTTGCTTAAGCGTCAAGGCGTTACCTGCAATCGCCGTGATTTCAGCCACCTCATTAAGTTGCGCAGACTGGTATACCACCAGCAAGCCGCCCACTCGATATTCCTTGAGCGCCACATCACGTACCGTGACACCCCCCATCCCAGCGCTGATTGCGCCCATAAAATCTGCCTCCCACCACACCGGCAGACAATACAGTCGCGCACCCCAACCGAAGGTCAATGATTCCAATAGACGTGCATCATGCCCCGCGCACAAAAAGCGATACTCAATCGCCCGTCGCGCCATATCGCGCAGCCGGATACGCTGCTCCGTCCCGTCGTAGTTGGGATGTACATCCGTCAGCCATGTCATCCGCTCGGTGATACCGCTGCTCCATTCCGGGCGAAATCCCCACACCACCACACGGCGTCCGGTAATGGCGACAGAGGGGCGGCTGGTACCGAAATCAAACACATAATTCGCCGCAATAACCGGATCACCGCCGCCACCGACCGATAAAGCATACAGCCGCGATTGCAGCGGTAAAAAAGCCAGCGGCGGCGCGGCCTGCCCACCCAGCGACAAACCATTCAACGCGCCTGTTGCCACAATCGCCGCCAGTGTTTGCGGTGTGCTGCCCGCGTTCCACACCTCCACCTGATGGCTTTGATTGCTGATGACATTACCCAGATCAAGCCTGCCCGGCATCACATGGATACGCTCGTAAAAATCACCGGAAAACACCGGGCTTGCGCTACCCGCCAGCGCATACCCCGGCTCGCTCACAGGCTGCGTATCGGTCAGTGGAGCCGCCAGCGGCAGGGCGGTAGCCCGCGCGGCATAAGGCGGGGCAGGGGTGTAGACATAAGCATCCAGCGCCGGACTGCGCGTAAAACCCGGCGGCTCCTGAAATCCGCCCAACACCTGCAAAGAGCCAGCGAAGCTGACCATATCAGCCGTTCACACGCACAGCATAACCATGTACGCCGGAATGATTATTTTT